GGAAATGTTGGAATTGGAACTGCTAATCCTTCATCAATATTACACATAGAAGGTAATACAAATGAATATGCATCAGCACCTATTTTATATTTTGGTAGTACAAGTACTGCTAATGCAGCAGTAAGAGACTGGGCAATAGGTCCTGCAGATGATAATTATGGTAATTTTCATATCTTTAGAGGAACAAGCACAGGCTCAGACCCTATTGGTAACAATGGTAGAGTTTTTACTATATCAAGTTCAGGCAACGTGTTGGTGGGTAAGAATGCAACTACTTTTTCTACAGAAGGCATTGTTGCCTTTAGCTCTGCTGACTCTAATGGTTCACGAATTAACATTACAAATGATGGTGGTGGAACGTTAAATCTTAATCGCAAAACAAGCGATGGCGATATTGCTATTTTTTATAAAGACAGCACAACAGTTGGAAGTATTGGTACTGAGGGAACAGATTTAACTATAGGAAGTGGTGGTGCTGGATTTCAATTTTTAGAGTCAGAAAATAAAATAAGACCATTTAATATGAGTACTAATTCAGCTTCAAATGGTGTAGTTGATTTAGGTAGAAGTAATGCTAAATTTAAAGACTTGTACCTTTCAGGTGCTATAAAAATGGATTCCGACCTTGACGATTATGAAGAAGGTACTTTTACTCCTACTTGTTCAGCAGTTGGAACTACAGTTTTTTCAGCAAAATACACAAAAGTTGGAGATTTAGTAACATTAGTAGTATATCTAGAAACTACTACTGCTAATTCAGGAACATCAGGAAATGCAACATTCACAGGACTACCATTTACAAGTCAAGGTAATGGTTGGTCAGTTGGGTCTTTAAGTATAGCACAAGCTAATCCTGTTAATGGCTCTCCATTACATGTTAGAGTTCAGGCTAACTCTTCAGCAATAGATTTAAAGAAAAATAACGATTCAACTATGGCAGGAAGTGATGTAGATGCAGGACATATAATTTGGACTGTAAGCTATAAAGCAGCATAACAATTTAACTAATATACCTAGTGGATTCTAGGTACGGACAAAAGGAGAAAATAGAATGGCAATAACAAAAACAATAATAGAAGATAAAATAGAAGTTGTAGGAGACTACAAAACTATACAAGTTAGAACAGCTACAGTCATCAAAGAAGGCACAGATGCCAAAGGCTACGAAGAGCTATCAAGGTCTTTTCATAGACACGTATTAGAATGTGTAAGCTCATCTTATGATGGCAGTTCTTGGACTCATACCGATACAGATATATCAGGTGAGTCTACAGAGGTTCAAGCTATTTGTAATGCAGTTTGGACAACAGATATTAAGAACGCTAAGAAAGCAGCAAATGAAGCAGCAGGACTATAATGGCAACAACTAAAGAATCATTAGCAAAAGTAGAAGCACAAGTTGACAACATAGAGAAACGTCTAGACAAAGGCGACGCTAAGTTTGATGCTATGGATTCAAAGTACACTAAGTACATCATGGGCCTTTACATACTTATCATAGGTATGAGTGGCGTAGACAGGCTTTTCTCTTAAAGATATACTAAACAAACCATTTAACTAAATAAGGAGTATTTATATGGCAGATAATAACGAAATAAAAACCATTAATTTTGATGGCGAAGAGTACGACATAACAGATCTAACGCCTAGAGCAATAGAATCTTTTAATGTTTTATTTAAAGGTCAACAAAATCTTAACAACCTAGCTATAGATGTTAAGTTAGCACAAGCAGGTATATCTGCGTTGAGCGGGGATCTAAAAACTATTTTAAAAGAGGACAAGATAAAGCCCAAGGTTAAAATAGAAACAGAAAAGAAGGAGTAGGTATGGACATTGAAAAATGTAAAGCTGAAATAAAACGTCATGAGGGCGAAGTTTTAGAGATATATGAGGATAGTCTAGGCTACAAAACTCTTGGTATAGGGCATTTATGTCAACCAGGAGACCCAGAATATGATTGGTGTGTAGGAACTAAAGTGCCACAAGAAGTAGTAGATATGTACTACGAAGATGACTTTAAGAAACATCTTGATGAAGCAATTCACGTGTATGGTACAGAGGAAGAGTTCTACGACTTGCCCGAAAATATTCAACATGTGTTAGTAAATATGTGTTTTAATTTAGGAGGCACTAGGTTTTCTAAGTTTAAAAACATGTTAAAGGCTTGTAGAGAACAACAATGGAAGATAATGGCCGTTGAGATGCAAGACAGTAAGTGGTTTAAACAAGTAGGAAGAAGGAGCTTAGAACTACAGGAATCTGTTCTTAACACTGGAAAATGAGTATATGGCGTATTTTAAACTTAATACATTTGGAGGCAAAGCCCCAAGGATTTCTCCTAGGCTTTTAGCAGATAGCCTTGCGCAAACTGCAACCGATGTAAATTTAGAAAGTGGGCGTTTAGTTCCTGTAACGGATAATTCTACAACAGACCCTTCTAACGGAGTTTCGACTCTTGCTAATACTACAAAACAATCTATTTTTAAGTACACAGATAGCCCAGAACGTTGGCTACAGTTTGATGAAGATGTAGACGTCGTACGTGGGCCAATAGCCGGGGACACAAACGACACGATCTATTGGTCTGGTCAATCTTTTCCTAGAATGGGTAGAAGTGATATTATTTTAGGTAGTGCACCTTACCCTAATGCTTTTTATAGGCTAGGCGTACCCGCACCTACAGCTGCTCCAACCGTGGCTGTGGCCTCTCCAACTCAAATAAATGCAACGGTAACCACTGCAAGTGGCTCTGGTACTATAACGGTAACTACTGCAAGTGCTCATAATAGTGCCGCAGATCAGTTTGTTACGCTTGCAGGTTTTAGTGATACAAATGGCCTTACGGCCGATGAGATAAATGGCGATTTTAAAATAGTATCTACCCCCTCTGGTACAACTCTTACAGTAGAAACAAGTGGTTCTGCTACTGGCAACGGGGCTTCAGGCTCTGTAACAAATGGTGCTTCTTTTGGTGGACCATCAGATGCTAATATAGACTTTGAAACATCTTATGTTTATACATTTGTAACAGCATATGGAGAAGAAGGACCACCTTCTGCTGCTTCTACTGTAGTAACAACAGATGATAATCAGACTGTAAACTTAAGTAACTTAGAAACTAGTAGTGCAAAATCCAATACTAACTTATCTAAAAAACGTATATACAGATCTAACACAGGCTCAAATACCACCGCATTTCAGTTTGTTGCAGAGGTAACACTTGCTACAACTACCTATGCAGATACGTCAAATAATAATGAACTAGCTGAGGTTATACCTTCTACTACGTGGATTGCACCACCAGATGATGATACTGCTTTATATCCTGATGGGCCTATGAAAGGGCTGTGTGCGTTACCAGGGGGTGTTTTTGCAGGTTTTACAGGTAAACGTATATGTTTTTCTGAGGCTTTCTTACCCCATGCTTGGCCAGCAAACTATAGAATTACACTAGAAGAAGAAATAGTAGGTATGAAAGTTGTATCTAATGGTATTTTAGTTACTACAAAAAGTGTGCCTTATCTAGTAACTGGCTCAGATCCTTCTTCTATGACTGCTATACGTATAGAAAGCTCACACGCTAATTTAAACAAAAGGTCTTTGGTAGATATGGGCCCATATGTTATATACGCTAGCCCGGATGGCTTGATTGCAGCTGAAGGCACAAGTGTACGTAATATGACTGAAGCTATAATAACCCCTAGCCAATGGCAATCTATATATTATCCTGCGACTATTACAGGTTTTATGTGGGAAGAAAGGTACATAGGTTTTTATTCTACAGGTAGTGGCTATGGTGGTTTTATTTTTGACCCAAGAGTGTCTGATGGCACTAGCTTTGTAGATTTAGATGCAAGTGGCCTAATACGGGGCGGACATACAGACCCAGACGATAGTCAGTTATATTTAATTATAAGCAACACGATTAAAAAGTTCCAAGGTAGTAACACCAGTTTAACTTACAATTGGAAATCTAAAGAATATGTTATGCCTAAACCAACTAGTATGGGGTTTGCAAAAGTAGATGCAGAAACCTACCCCGTTAGAGTAAAAGTATATGGAGATGGTAGTATTATATATAATAGTGTTATAGCTACTTCTGGTAGTGCTTTTACCGTAACGGGAACTACACCTAGTTTTAGTTCTACCTCTATAACAGAACCTGTTGTTCGTTTACCAGCTAGTGTCCATAAAACTTTTGCAGTAGAAGTTGAAGGAGCTACTATTGTTAATGAAATTTGTGTAGGGGAATCAATAGATGAATTAAGGGCTATCTAATGAGCACCAAAATCCCTGCCTTAAAAAATATACCTACAACCATAGATAGAGAGTTACGAGACACTCTTGATTCTATGAAAGAAGCACAAGAAGTAAGACTTGGTAGGCGTGGAGACCCTTTAGATAGAGCTATAACTCTTAGAGAACTAATAGATAGTGGCTTAGCCAAACAACTTAGAAACAGACCTTTTGATCCAGGGGGTTTAATAGACTTTATACCCAATGATGACACCGTTGGGGATTTAACCATACCTCCTGCTCCTACTGGCTTAGAGGCCTCTGGTGCTTTTACAGAAATAATAGTTAATTGGAACCCTGCTCAATATAGTAACCACGCTTTTACAGAGGTGTGGCGTTCAAGAGATGATGAAGTAGGCACTGCAACTCTTATAACAACTACTGCTTCTTTTATTATTACTGATCCTGTAGGCTACGACCAAACATATTTTTATTGGGTTAGATTTGTAAGCACAAGCAATATAAGAGGACCCTTTAACCAAACTAATGGTACTAAAGCAAATACAATAGAAGATATAGGTGCTGTTATGATACAGCTATCTGAAACGCTTCAACAGCTTCCAGGCTATTCAATAATTACAGGCCTCATAACCACTGAAGCTGCAGTGCCTGCTAGGGTTATAAGAAGTAGTAATGCCCCTACCGTAAGAGAAGATGGCTCAGCTATACAACCAAATGACATATGGTTTGATACAGATGACGGTCAAATATATACAAGAAATTCTGCAAACAATGCTTGGGTAGCAGGACGGGACGCTACTCTAGTTACACTATTTGGTAGCACTAGTTTTACAGGTAGTACTTTAACTGCAGCTATGGCTACAGCACAGGGAGACATAGTTACTGTTACTAACGCACAAAACGCTACTGCATCTTCTTTGACTAGTTTAACGTCTACTGTAAATTCAAATACCTCTGCCATAGCCACCGAACAAACAACAAGAGCAAATGCAGATACAGCTTTAGCTTCAGATATAACTAGCTTAACTTCTACAGTTACAAGTAATAACAACACCCTTACTGCTTCTATAAACTCCGAAGCTACAACAAGAGCAAATGCAGATACAGCTTTAACAAATAGTATTAATAGTTTGACATCTACTGTTGGGGGTAATTCTAGTTCTATTACTGCTTTAAATACTACTACAGCTAGTCATACAGGCGATCTTAACGCTATGTTTGTATTAACCGCATCTACAGAATCTAATGGTAGTAAGTCCGTAGCAGGTATGGTCATTGGATCTAATGCTAGTAACGGCTCAGGCGCACAATCATTCGTGCAGTTCCAGGCAGACAAGTTTGCGATATGGAACGGAACTAATGCTAATGTAGCCCCCTTTATTGTTAGTGGTGGGACGGTTTTTATAGACAGCGCACGTATTCAAGACGGAGCCATAACAAATGCACGTATTTTAGACGGAACTATTCAAAATGCTAAGATTGGAGATGCCCAAATTACAACAGCTAAGATAGGCGATCTACAAGTTACAACGGCTAAGATTGCTTTAGCAAATATTACAACTGCACTCATAGGTGACGCGCAGATAACTAATGCAAAAATAAATGATTTAAGTGCTGACAAGATAAATGCGGGCACAATATCTGCTGACAGGATTGGTGCTAATACTATTACAGCAACAAAAATAAATACAACTGATTTATCTTTACCATCAAATGGTGGAGAAAAAACAGGTACTACGTTAGGTTACTGGCACGAAAACGATTTCAATTACAGGCACGTAGCTGAAATAGGTTCAGGCGCTGGGTTTTACACAGGATATGTAAGGGTGTTTAAGGGGTCTTTTGCTGGGCAAATTAAAACTATTAGCTTTTTAATTTCAGACGGTACCTTTGGCCCTAGTAGTTCAAATAATGTTAATACTAGCGTTACTTTCTCTGACACTACAAAAATAACCGAAAGTGCCTCTCACGCTATTTTAGTAACAACAGACTTACAATATTTAACTGGTGGATGGATTAGTCAAAGTAGGTTGACTACATCAAAAGATAGTGGGAATATCCCCCTAGCTTTTAGGTACACAGGCACAGGTACATTAAACTTTTTTATATACGCACAAGCAGATAGCAATTTTCAATTAATGGGAGGAGCAGATGCTAGATTTGTTAAATTTAGTTCATAGGAGAATACCAAATGGCTTGGAATAGCACAGTATCAGATCTACATACCTTTACTACTGAGATAACGGTTAAAAATATTTATCACAAACAAATAACAGAAAACGGTAAAAGCATTGTATACAACGTACATTTTAAAGTAGTAGGCACAGATACCGACGGCAGTGGTAATACGTATACTTTAGAAGATGAGATGATTGCTTTTAATCCCTCTACTGTAGATACATCAGATAGTGGGTTTGTAGAAATAGCAGATGTAACAGACAATATAGCAAAGGGTTGGATTACTACTTTTTTTGCAAGTAATAATAATTTAGATGTGGCATTTACAAACTTATTGTATGGTGTTCCAGATAGTGACGGAACATGATAATATAAACCATGGCTTATAAAAGAAAAACAAAGAAGAAACCTATAAAGAAAAAAGCTTTGACCAAAAGGCAACAAGCTAGTATGACACGTCACTCAAAACATCATACTCCAAAGCACATGAAATATATGAAGAATCTTATGATGAAAGGCAGTACTTTTACTGCCGCACACAAAAAGGCACAAAAAGCAGTAGGAAAATAATTAGGCACATACATGAAGGAGTCATGCAAAAAAATAATACAGTGGATTGTAGATCTATTCAGAACGCGTTACAAAATTACAGTATCTTTTAACAAAGAGTATGGAGACTCAGATGACAAAACCTACATATCTAAAAAAATCTTAGTGCAAAAAGAAAAACATTTAAAATTTCGTGATGAAAATAATAGACTTATTGAGTTTAGAAGTGCTGCTGGTTTAAATTACATAATAGAGGATATTTAATGCAACAAGTTTTAATAGGTATTATTATAGTTTTAGGGTTAGGTGGTTATTGGCTCTACCAAGAAAACATAACTTTAAAACAAAATAACTTACAATTAGAAGGCGCTGTAGCTACACAAGAAGAAGCTATTGCTTCTTTACAAAATGACTTTGCTTTACAGACTACAGAGTTACAAAGTATGACGGTAAAGAGTCAAGCAGCACAAAGAGAACTAAACAGATATTCAGAATTTATTAAAAACTACGAACTGAGTGACAAGATTATGGGTGACCCAGTTGATATGCAAAGGAAGATAAATAATGGTACAAAACATATCATGGAAGACATTGAGAACATCAGCGCTACTGTTGATGATCTTGATGATGGCTTGCAGTTGCAGCCTACTTCCGACTAAACAAATAGAAGTAACTGCTAAACCTATGGATAGAACCATAGTGCAACCCGTAATGCCAAGAGAAATTGATCTTAAACAAGTTAAGTGGCTTACTATAACCCCAGAAAACTTTGAAGAACAGTTTGCTCTTATAGAAGAACAAGAAGGTGAACTAGTATTTTTAGCCATGACCGTACCCGATTACGAGACTATGGCGTACAACATGCAAGAAATTAAAAGATACATAACCGAACTCAAAGATGTTGTTGTTTACTATAGAAAGGTAACAGTTAGTGAAAAAGAAGAATAATCTGTTAAACTTAAGGTTCCAAAAGTAAGGGAGGAAATTATGTTTGGATTTATAGGAGATTGGATTGGGATAGTTACAGGTGTT